CTAAAATAAATATTATGGGTGCACAAAAATATGGTGAACTCAAAACTTTATTACCGGAATTATCTCAAATTATTTTTTCACCAGGACCATTAATTTTCAAACTTAGAAAACTTTTAAAAGATTTTAAGGCTGATGATTATTTATTGTTGACTGGTGATCCTGCTATTATTGGTGTTGCATGTTCTATTGTATCTGATATTACAAACGGCAAATACAATTTACTCAAATGGGACAGACAAGAAAGACAATACTATCCTATTAAAATTAATTTATACGAGAAAGGAAAAATAGATGAGTGAAGTAATTAAAACATTTACTGGAAGTGGATCAATAAACTTTGAGGAAGATCAGAGAGAAGATCTAAATTCAGTGAACGATGCGAAATCATTATCGGATCAGGTTATCAAACTAAAAGAATTAGAGGATGATCTTGAGACAAAAGAAAAAGAATTAAAAGAACTGAAACGACATATCGAATTAGTTTCTGGTGAGGTTATACCTACCATGATGCAGGAGATGAATATCTCTACATTAAAACTAGCAGATGGTTCTTCAGTTGAAGTAAAACCAGTTTATGGTGCTTCTATTTCCGCAGCTAAAAAGGAAGAAGCATACACATGGCTTCGAGAAAACGGCCTAGGTGATCTTATTAAAAATGAGATTACAGTTTCCTTTGGTCGTAACGAAGACAACAAGGCTAGCAGTTATGCGAACCTTGCAAAGGGTCAAGGGTTTGAACCTGTCCAGAAACTTAAGGTCGAACCAATGACTCTAAAAGCATTGGTCAGAGAGCGTCTTGAATCTGGACAAGAAATGCCCTCTGATCTATTTAACGTGTTCGCAGGAAACAGAACCAAAGTAACAAGGAGTAAATAAACATGAACCAAGTAACAGAGAAAAAGTCTGCACCACTTCCAGCAAATATGTTTGAAGACGATGCAGCAAAAGGTTTAGGTGCAATAGGTCAAGAAGATCTTGCCTTACCTTTTTTAAAAATCCTAGGACAACTTTCACCGGAAGTTAACAAACGTGATGGTAAGTATGTTGAAGGTGCAGAGCCAGGAATGATTTACAATTCTGTCTCTGGAGAACTCTATGACGGAGTAAAAGGTATAGATGTAATTCCATGCTTCTATAAGTTGGAGTACATCGAATGGAAAGATAGAGGAGAAGGTCTAGGTGCACCAGTTGCAATCTATGATTCATCATCTGATATCATGTCCAAAACAACACCGGATGCAAACTACAAAGATAGATTACCTAACGGTAATTATATTGAGAAGACTGCATCTCACTTTGTTATAGTAGCGGGAGATAGTCCATCGACTGCATTGATCTCTATGAAATCTACTCAATTAAAAATTAGTAGAAAGTGGAACTCAATGATGTCTGGAATCAAGATGAAGGGTGCGAACGGAATGTTTACACCGGCATCTTTCAGCCACATTTACAAACTAAAGACTACTCAAATGTCGAACGATAAAGGCACTTGGTTTGGTTGGGAAGTTAGTAAAGTTGGCCCAGTAACTGAAAAAGGTCTTTACGATCAAGCTAAAGGTTTTAGCGACAGTATCTCAAAAGGTGCTGTTAAAGCTAAACATGGTGAAGAAAAACCTAAGGACCAAGCTAGCATTATATAATTCCTTTTGGAATATGTGCACAGTGTGGGCCTAAAGCGAGAGTGGAGGGCCCACAGAAACAGTTATTATGGAAAAATATATAGAATATTTTAATGGATACAGAAATGCCTATGGCATAGCTGACTTTGATCACAAAGAATCTAAAATAGATTCTGAAACAGGTAAAAAGAAACCTGTTTACAGGTGGAACTTTGAAGAACTTACTAAAGATATTTATCAACAACATTTAGATGGTAAACTATCTATAGGTATACAGCCATGTACAGAAGACTCAGAAGTTAAGTTTGCAGTTATTGATATAGATCCAAAAGATTATGTTAACTTTAACAAAAAAGATTATTTAGATATTATACAGGCGTATGATTTACCATTACTACCTGCAGAATCTAAAAGCGGTGGTCTTCATCTATATTTATTTATGGAGAAGTTTACAAATGCATCACTAATAAAATCATTTTTAACAAATTTATTGTCTTTGTTTGGACTCAAACAGGATACAGAAATATTTCCAAAGCAAACACAGCTAACAAAAGATAGTGAGACAGGTCAGCTAAGACCAGGACAGTTTATAAATTTACCATACTTTGGTGAGGAGCGTAAAGCTTTAAACATAGATGGTACAACCTTTACACTGGAACAGTTTATGCAGGTCATAAGCGCAAACCTGGTACCAAAAGAAAGACTGAAAGAAATTACAGAAGAGATGGAAGCAAAAACAATGGAAGGCGTTGACGAAGAATTTGTAGATGGTCCACCATGTCTAGCAGCAATATCTAAGATAGCAAACAAACCAGAGTTCGATGGTAAAGATAGATTCATGTACAACTACCATGTCATGGTGAAACTAAAGTATCCAGACAATTGGGAACAGAAAGTAAAAAATGCTCCGGTAAAATATTTTACAGGTGCAGATGCAAATGCGTGGGATGATAAAAAATTAGCTGCAAAAACTAAATCATGGAACAGAGGATCTAAGGGTTACAAATGTAATGAAAGTCCTTTGAGTGAACATTGTAAAAAAGGTATTTGTGTGAAGAAAAAATTTGGAGTCTTGCGTGGTACAAAAGGTTCTTATCCTGCACTTACAAATCTAAAGAAAATAGATCTAGATCCAGAACCAGAATACGAATTCGATGTAACAAAACCAGATGGTATCAGTACAGCTACTGTACACTGTAGAACTGTAGAACATTTAAATGATCAACGTAAAAGAAGAAATGCAATATCAAAAGCTGCTGGATTCTTTCCACCATTAATTAAAGGTGAAGAAGAACAAGTTGTCATGGATGCATTATACACAACACAGAAAGTTGTGTTACCACCTGTAGGTACATCACCAAAAGAAAAACTACACGATGTATTACATGCAAAAATAAATGGACCTAAAGCTACAAGTGATGCTGCATTTAAAACTGGATCAGTATTGATTGAAGGCGACTATGCATACTTTAAGTTTGAAAAGTTTTACGACAAACTAAAAGCAAAGAACTGGAAGTACAGTGAAGATAAAACAGGACGTATGATGCAGGTTACATACCAGGATTGTGAAATAGAATTTTTAGAACAGAAAAGATATCCATCAAAAAAAGTTGGTGAGTACAACTCATCAACAAAAAATATAATACAGATCAATAGAAAAACTTTTGAAGAAGTACCTATCCATCACACTAAAACAAAACATAAGACGGACATACTATGATCAGTAGAAAATTATTCGGGCCTCCGGGAACGGGGAAGACAACCAAACTATTAAAGTATGTTAAAACATTTTTAAAACTAGGTACACCCGTAGATAAAATAGGTTACTTTGCGTTTACAAAGAAAGCTGCAAACGAAGCTATTGATAGAATGTTAGATGCATACCCAAGGTTTCAAAGAAAAGATTTAAAACATTTTAGAACCCTACACTCTTTGGCATTTACTCAATTAGGTATGAAGAAAGCTCAGGTTATGCAAGACGAACACTATGAAGATATAGGTAGGACTCTTGGTATTGAAGTTACAATTTACTCTCGTGGTGAAGAGAACACAGGTTTTATAAATTCCGATAGTGAATATTTTAATTTAATAAATGCAGCTAGAATAAAAAATATAACTGCAGAAGAAGAGTACAATACAGACATGTATTCACAAGATATGGACAAAAGATTAATACAAATTATTTCTGATGAAGTAGATAACTACAAACAATCATATGGTCTGATAGATTTTACTGATATGATCGAGAAATTTATTGTGTCCGGATTGTGTCCAAAATATGACGTAGCATTTATTGATGAAGCACAGGATTTATCACCGATACAGTGGAAAATGTTCAATATTATCAAGGAAAATAGCAAATATGTTATACTAGCAGGTGATGATGATCAAGCAATTTATGGTTGGGCAGGCGCAGATGTAAAAAAATTTCAGCAAGAAATTTCAAAGAAGGACATAATTTTGCCACAATCTTACAGAGTTCCACAACTCGTGCAAAGTCTTGCAGATAAAATTTTAAAACAAATACCAGATGATAGGAGAGTACAAAAAAGTTGGAGTGCTAGAAAAGAAGAGGGCACTGTAAATTATATTTATAGCACGGAAGATGCACCACTTGATCAGGGAACATGGTTAGTGTTAGCAAGATACAATGATAAATTAAATAGACTTAAACCTACACTAAAAGAACGTGGTATTTATTTTGAGTTTCAAGATCGTAAAAGTTATAAGATAACTTTGTTTAAAACAATTCTAAACTACACACGTTGGACCAAAGGAGATCAATTATCTTTAGCAGAAGTAAGAGATATATTTGAATATACTGGTACAGACACAGAAATTACAGAAGAAAGAATGTATGATTTAACAGAATTTGGATTTGATAAAGGTACACCATGGTACGATGTATTTCAATCAGACTACGAAGAATGTCTATATATCAGAGAGATGTTAAGTAATGGGGAAGAATTAAATAAACTTCCTAGAGTAAAATTATCTACGATACACTCAGCAAAAGGTGGTGAAGCTGATAATGTGTTGTTAATTTTAGATAATACTAAAACAATTAGAGACTCTATAGAAAAGAGTCCAGACAAACAAGATGAAGAACATAGAGTTTGGTATGTTGGAGTTACACGTACAAAACAAAATCTCTACGTCTTATCAGCAAAAAAGGAGGATCAAGGTTATGACATCGAAGGATTTATTTGATGACACTTTTCCGCAAGAAAAACAGATAGGCGGGAATCACTACAAATCATTTCATATTCAACCGTATGAATTTATTTCAAAAAATAATTTAAGTTTTTTTCAGGGGAACGTTGTGAAATATGTTTGTAGATATTTAAACAAGAATGGTATAGAAGATCTAGAAAAGATTAAGCATTATTGTGATTTAGAAATATTAAAGATGAAAGATTTAAATGGGAAGAAACATAATAAAAAGAAATATTAAAGTTGACGGCGTGGAATTTGATTTAGAAATTTATTTAAGATTAGAGACCAGTGGTTATTCTAATCGTCAAGATTTATGTTATGAGATTTTTCCAAAAGATTACAATGCAGCTCTATATGCTTTTAGTAATAAAGATAAATTAAATAAACTAATAGAAGATAAATATATTTATGAAAAAAGAAAAGTTTGATGGCAGATCAAGACCTTCTAACGATGTTTATCGTAAACGTTTTGATGAAATATTTGGTAAGAAAAACAAAACTTTACATGAAGAATTGATGGAAGGTTTTGAAGAAGAAAAGAAACAAAGAGAAGAGGACGAATGAAAATACCAAAGTTTGAAGCACCGACTGAATGGTTAAAGCCTACAGAATTTCCTGACTTACGTCATGTAGATGAAATAGCAATTGACTTAGAGACAAAAGATCCTGACCTAATTAAAAAAGGATCTGGTTCTGTTATAGGCAATGGTGATGTCATAGGTATCGCAGTTGCAACTAATCATTACAAAGGTTACTTTCCAATTGCTCACGAGGGTGGTGGTAATATGGATAGAACTAAAGTTTTATCTTGGTTGAAAGATGTACTAGAGGCGCCATCAACAAAAGTTTTTCACAATGCTATCTACGATGTATGTTGGCTACGGGCACTGGGTTTTAAAATAAATGGTAACATAGCCTGCACAATGATAGCGGCAGCTGTGACTGATGAAAATAGATTCAGGTATGATTTGAATAGTTTATCATGGCACTATCTTGGTTATGGTAAGAACGAAGCTGCACTTGCAGAAGCTGCAGCAGAATGGGGAATCAATCCTAAATCAGAAATGTACAAACTACCTTCAATGCATGTTGGTGCATACGCTGAACGCGATGCTGAAGTAACTCTTGGTCTTTGGCAGGAGATGAAAAAAGAAATTATCAACCAGGACCTAGAAGATATATTTGACCTGGAGTCTGATTTGTTTCCATGTCTTGTTGACATGAGATTCAAAGGTGTGCGTGTAGATGTAGAGCGTGCACACAATATGAAAAAAGAATTTAAGAAAGCAGAACAAGAACTGCTACACAAAATAAAAAAAGAAACGAATGTTGATACACAGATATGGGCAGCAAGATCTGTTGCAAATGTATTTGACATGCTGAGGTTAGAGTATCCAACAACAGATAAGACAGGTGCACCATCTTTTACTAAAAACTTTTTACAAGAACACGAGCACCCTGTTGTAAATATGATTGCACAGGCAAGAGAAATAAACAAAGCACACACAACATTCCTAGACTCTATTATAAGCTATGAGCATAATGGTAGAATACATGCAGAGATAAATCAGTTGCGTAATGCAGGTGGTGGTACGGTGACTGGTAGATTCTCTTACCAGAATCCTAACCTTCAGCAGATTCCAGCACGTAATAAAGACCTTGGACCTAAGATAAGGTCATTATTTATACCCGAGGAGGGCCATACATGGGGTTGTTTTGACTATTCTCAGCAGGAACCGAGGTTGGTAGTGCATTATGCGTCTTTATACAAATTACCGTCCGTATATGACGTAATAGATGCCTATACAAACGACTCTAGCGCAGACTTTCACCAGACTGTAGCAGATATGGCTGATATACCTAGAACACAGGCTAAAACTATTAACCTAGGATTATTCTATGGTATGGGTAAAGGTAAACTTCAGGCAGAACTAGGGGTTACTAAAGAAAAAGCTGCAGAATTATTTAATACTTATCACTCACGTGTACCATTCGTAAAACAACTAATGGATAAAGCATCTAACAGAGCACAAGATCGTGGACAGATACGTACTTTGCTGGGTAGATTATGCAGGTTTCACCTGTGGGAACCTAACAGTTTCGGTATGCATAAAGCTATGACTCACGAAGATGCGTTGGCGGAACATGGACCGGGGATAAAAAGAGCTTACACATACAAAGCTTTAAATAAATTAATCCAGGGTTCAGCTGCTGATATGACTAAAAAAGCAATGCTAGAATTATACAAAGAAGGTATCATACCTCATATACAAGTACACGATGAACTGGATATATCTGTTCAAGATGAGGAACATGCTAAAAAGATCGTTGAAATTATGGAGGACGCTGTTAAATTAGAGGTCCCTAATAAAGTTGACTATGAGTATGGTGATAACTGGGGTGAAATACATGGGTAAATATTATGGCTTACTTAAATGCAAACATACCACCAACTTATGCACAGATAAGAAGGGAGTATTTATATGATCTTAAAAAACATCATGGAGAAGTTGAAGACTGCATTATCTTTGGTCTTAGCGCTCTTACAGGTCGTAGTATACTCTTCCATGCTATTATGGAAAACGGTGCAATATTTTATCGCTTACCAATTAGCGCGTTTATTCAAAAGGGATTTGAGGCACATGGAGTGCCCGCAAGACGACTTGATGAACTACAGCTCTGGAATTGTTTTAGTTATTATCCTGCTGTTAATCGTTGGGATATTTTAGACGGACAAGCCGGTAAATATATCGGAAAAGACAAGAAATGGCACCCTGGAAAATATTTATTTACAGTTGACTTTGCACATCCAGAGTCTAATATACTTGACACTGATCATTCAGAGATTCCGCACGAACACAAGTGCGCTCACATAATTGCCCTCGATGACGGTAATTTTGCAGCACAACCTAACAATAGATGTATATGGGACATACCTTCTTTTACTGTAAAAGATAATATCCCTGACTGGAAAGTGCAAACATCTGAATGGAACGTAGAAGATAGTAAAGCTTGGCGTACAGAAGACACGGACAAGTTTTTCTATGAAATTGAGGAGAAAAAGTAATGGAGAGAATAGACGGTTTTTGTTTAAATTGTGAGCATAAACACAGAGGTATATCTCAATGTAGTTATTGTGACTGTAATTGGGGCAACACAACGGAGGAAAATATGATTAAAAAAATTATCAAATGGATTTGGGCTGTAGTTTCATGGCCATTTAAAAAAATTCATAAGTGGCTTATAGGCTAATAATTATGGAGTATGCTAGGATGGATTATAGATTCACAGCATTATTAATTATTGCTCTATGCCTCCTAGCATTTTGTGGAGGACCTAGTGTCCAATAAACCATTAAGAATATCGGAAGAGGCTGCCGTTCAAATGCCTATGAAGACGGTTGCTAGCCTGATCGCGCTCGTTGCAATCGGCACCTGGGCATATTTCGGTGTTATTGAAACGCAAAACACACATAATACAAGATTACAGTTAATGGAATCTGATCTTGAAAAAAATACAGAGTTTAGAATCAAATGGCCAAGAG